TTAAAATAGCCTCAGGGTTGTTCCCACCCTGAGGGCCCACGTGGTGTAGTACTCTGGTATTACGGTACCTTTGTACGCCTATTTTATACCCCCTTCCCCAAGTAATTTAGAAGCAAGCACAAACCAGTTCAGTAGTAAGCAGTACAATCCAGTACTGTAATGAACAAGTACTTCTGTTACCCCGGAAGGGTCTATCGGTAAGCTGTACCCACGGCTGAAGAATGACCTACCGTTAACCGGCTACCTACTTCGAGAAGCCTAGTAATGCCGTTGAAGTTTTATTGACGTTACGCTCAGCACACTACCCCGTGTGTAGTTTTGGCTGATGAGTCACGGCACTCCCCACGGGCGACCGTGGCCGTGGCTGCGTTGGCGGCCAACCAAGGAGTGCAAGCTCCTTGGACGTCATATTACAGACATGGTGTGAAGAGCCTATTGAGCTAGGTGGTAGTCCTCCGGCCCCTGAATGCGGCTAATCCTAACTCCGGAGCATATCGGTGCGAACCAGCACTTGGTGTGTTGTAATACGTAAGTCTGGAGCGGAACCGACTACTTTGGGTGTCCGTGTTTCCTGTTTTAACTTTTATGGCTGCTTATGGTGACAATTTAACATTGTTACCATATAGCTGTTGGGTTGGCCATCCGGATTTTGTTATAAAACCATTTCCTCGTGCCTTGACCTTTAACACATTTGTGAACTTCTTTAAATCCCTTTTATTAGTCCTTAAATACTAAGAATGGGTGCACAAGTATCCACACAAAAATCCGGATCTCATGAAACTGGCACTTATGCCACAGGTGGATCAACAATTAATTACACAAATATAAACTATTACAAAGATAGTTATGCAGCTAGTGCCTCACGGCAAGATTTTTCACAAGATCCCTCAAAATTCACAAAGCCCGTAGTAGATGCTCTCACCGAAGCTGCTGTTCCTTTGAAATCACCATCAGCAGAAGCTTGCGGTTATAGTGACCGCGTGTTACAATTGACACTAGGCAATTCTACTATTACCACACAGGAAGCTGCTAACATTGTGGTGGGTTATGGTAAATGGCCAGAACATCTGAAGCCAATTGATGCTAACTCAATAGATGCCCCAACAAAACCAGATGTAGCTGTGAACAGGTTTTACACTCTGAAAGCCAAAAAGTGGGAAAAGGCTTCCAAAGGTTGGATGTGGAAGTTGCCCGATTGTTTGAATGATACCGGAATATTTGGCCAAAATTGCTGGTATCATTTCTTATACAGAGGTGGTTGGGCTATACATGTGCAGTGCAATGCTAGCAAGTTTCACCAGGGTACTCTATTAGTGTTTTTAGCACCAGATTTCACCAGGGGAGCTCCGGTTACAGGCAGTGGGACTACGCCTAATGTATCTTATTCACATGCCATGCCTGGAGAAGATGGCTCTGAATTCATAGACCCGCTGTTCTTGGACAACGGTACGATGTTGCAACAGGCAACTGTTTTCCCCCACCAGTGGATAAATTTGAGAACTAACAACAGCGCAACCATTATAGTTCCATATATCAACAACATACCAGCAGACTCCCCTGTTCGACATAATAATTGGACTTTGTGTGTGATCCCAGTTGTGCCCTTGGACTACTCAGAGGGGGCTACCACTGTCGTGCCAATTACAGTGACCCTGGCTCCTATGTGTTGTGAATTTGATGGGTTGAGAAATGCAGTTCCCCAGGGTTTACCAGTCAAAGCAACTCCAGGTTCGTACCAGTTTTTAACTACCTCTGATGACTGTTCTGAAGGTTTGTTACCAAATTTTCATTCTACTCCCGAAATTTTCATCCCTGGTCAAGTGAATAATTTACTCGAATTAGTGCAAATTGAGACAATGATGACAGTCAATAATACAGCAACCCAGGCTTCAGGAGTGGGTAGAATCACGATTCCTGTTTCAGTGCAAAGTGATGTGGACACTCAAATTGCAGGTTTCACAATTAATCCTGGTAGTGATGGAGTGTTTCAGTCAACATACCTTGGGCAAATTTGCAGATACTTCAACAACTGGTCAGGGAGCATTGAAATCACTTTCATGTTCTGTGGATCCTTCATGGCAACAGGCAAGATCTTAATTGCTTACACACCACCAGGAGGTAGTGCCCCGACTGATCGCAAAAGTGCAATGTTAGGTACACATGTCATTTGGGATTTTGGTCTTCAATCCTCAGCCACCCTTCTAATCCCATGGATAAGCAATACGTGTATGAGAAATGTTGCCAGTCTAGCTTACCAGGATACCTACTTCGCAGGGGGTTATGTCACTCTGTGGTACCAGACAAATTTTGTGGTTCCGTCTGGAGCACCTACATCAGCTAGAATAATTGCCCTTTGTGCAGCCAAGGGTGATTTTTGTTTGAGATTGCTTAAAGATTCCACAGACATATCACAATCAGCGGTTTTGCAAAATTCCCCAGAACAAGCCATTGAAGGTGTGATAAGTACGACCATACAGAACTTGACACCACAGAATATTAGTGCATCTGAAGGATCTATAGGTGCTGCAGCTCCAGCACTCCAGGCAGCTGAAACGGGAGCGACCAGCACAGCAACCCCAGAAGGAATGATTGAAACCAGGAGTGTAATCAATAGACAACACATTGCCGAATCATCTGTAGAATCATTTTACAGCAGAGCTGGCCTAGTTGGAATGGTGAAACTAGAAGGATTACAATCATCAACATTTACCACGTGGACTATTGACACAATGGGTTTTGTCCAACAAAGGCGCAAGCTGGAGTTGTTTACTTACATGAGATTTGATGCAGAGTTTACCATGCTTGTCTGTGCTGCAGAGGAGATTAATCCTTACAATATTCAGTATATGTACGTTCCACCAGGTAGTGGCATCCCGACTGATCATGACTCATACTTGTGGCAATCAGGTACCAATCCCTCCATATATGTGAAATCCACAGATCCTCCTGCACAATTTTCAATCCCCTTTATGTCCACATGTGCAGCTTATGCTTGGTTTTACGATGGTTATCCAAGATCATATGGACCAGATGCCGAAGCATTAAATAAATCATATGGCATATTACCAGCAAATCAATTTGGCACCTTTTGCATGAGATTACTTGGTAGTGCTCTGAAGACTACATTGACAGTTAGAATCTACATGAGGCCAAAGCATATCAAATGTTGGGCACCCAGACCATTTAGGATGTTGCCATATGTTGAAAAGAATAGACCATCCTACAAATCACCCCCTACAGATCCAATCAAGAATCGGACTAGTATCACCACAACGGGAGCATTTGGACAACAAAGTGGAGCTGTCTTTGTGGGGAATTATAAAATTACTAATCTACATCTAGCATCAACCTTTGATCGTGAAAGTGAGGTGTGGTCAAGTTATGAAAGAGACTTGATTGTGTCGTCCACAACAGCACATGGGTGTGACAAACTAGCTAGGTGCACCTGCAACACTGGTGTTTACTTTTGTAAATCAGCTAACAAACACTTCCCAGTGTGTTTCCAGGGTCCGGGTCTCACATTTATTGAGGCCAATGAGTACTACCCAGCGCGATATCAGTCCCACGTGCTTCTAGCCGTTGGCCATGCGCAACCAGGCGATTGTGGTGGCATTTTACGATGTGAACATGGAGTGGTGGGAATCCTAACAGCAGGTGGGAACGGGTTAGTAGCATTTGCTGATTTGAGAGACTTGTTGTGGATTGAGGATGATGCCATGGAGCAGGGCGTCTCTGACTACGTCCAAAGACTGGGCTCTGCATTTGGTGCCGGGTTCACCAATGAAATTGCAGAAAAAACCCAGCAAATCAAGGAGATGCTTATTGGACAAGACTCAGTGTTAGAAAAATGTTTAAAAGCATTAATCAAAATTGTTTCTGCTATGGTTATACTCATCAGAAATCATGAAGATTTGATAACTGTCACTGCCACCCTTGCATTGATTGGATGTAGTGCTAGTCCATGGCAATGGTTGAAATCAAAGGTTTGCTCTTATTTCCAAGTACCTATGGCGCAAAAGCAAGCTGATGGATGGTTGAAGAAGTTCACAGAGGCAACTAATGCTGCCAAAGGGCTTGAGTGGTTGGCAAATAAAATTAGCAAATTCATCGATTGGGTGAAGTCAAAAATTGTCCCGCAAGTCAAGGAAAAATTAGATTTTCTCTCCAAACTGAAACAGTTGCCTCTCTTGGAGAGCCAGATTGCAACCATTGAACATAGTGCTCCTAGTCAAGAGGCTCAAGAAACATTATACGGAAATGTGCAGTACTTAGCTCATTATTGTAGGAAGTTTGCACCTTTGTATGCCGCTGAAGCCAAGAGAGTATACCACTTAGAAAAGAGAATGAACAATTACATGCAGTTCAAGACCAAATCCCGCATTGAACCTGTATGTTTATTGATTCACGGGAGTCCTGGTGCAGGGAAATCAGTTGTTTCTAGTTTAGTTGGGCGTGCAATTGCAGAGAAAATGAACAGTTCAGTGTACTCACTCCCACCAGACCCAGACCATTTTGATGGGTATAAACAACAAGCTGTAGTTATCATGGATGATTTATGTCAAAACCCAGATGGTAAAGATGTTTCACTACTCTGCCAAATGGTGTCAACAGTTGATTTCATACCTCCAATGGCATCTTTGGAAGAAAAAGGCATACTATATACTTCACCATTTATGATTGCCTCAACAAATCATGGAAGCATCAGTGCACCCACCATTTCGGATAGTAGAGCTTTGGCTCGTAGATTTTTCCTTGATGTTGACATCCTTATTCACGATGATTACAAGACTGAAACAGGGAGACTGAACATGCCAGCTGCATGTATGCATTGCACCTCATGTGATCCAGCAAACTTCAAAAGGTGCTGCCCTATAATCTGTGGTAAAGCTTTAATGTTCAGTGATAGACGAACATCTGTAAGATACACTACGGACATGCTAGTTTCAGAGATGTTCAGGGAATATTCACACAGAAATTCAATTGGCAACGTACTAGAAGCACTTTTCCAAGGTCCACCAGTGCACAAGGACTTGAAAATCTCAGTTGCAGAAGAAGTACCACCACCACCAGCCATTGCAGACCTTTTAAAGTCAGTGGACTCAGAGGAGGTCAGAAACTATTGTGAATCAAAAGGATGGATAGTACCTGCCATGGAAATTAATGTTGAGAGACACATCAATAGAGCAATGACTATTCTCCAAGCTGTGTCCACCTTTGTTGCTGTTGCAGGGTGTGTGTTTGTAGTTTACAAACTATTTGCTGGATTCCAAGGAGCCTATACTGGTCTCCCTTTCACCAAACCTAAAGTTCCAACCATCAGACAAGCAAAAGTGCAAGGTCCAAATTTTGAGTTTGCTGTTGCAATGATGAAAAGAAACTCGTGTATTGCAAAGACAGGTCAAGGAGAGTTCACTATGCTTGGAATCTGGGACAAGTGGGCGGTCCTTCCGCGTCACGCTAAGCCAGGAGATAATATAATTATCGATGATGTGGAGGTCCCAGTGGAAGATGCAAAGGAACTCATTGACTCAGAGGGGGTAAATCTAGAGTTGACACTGATCAAACTCAGGAGAAATGAGAAGTTTAGAGACATCAGAGGGTTCATCCCATCAGAGGCGGGGGAGATCAATGAAGCTGTTTTGGCTATCAATACTAGCAAGTTCCCAAACATGTTCATCCCAGTTGGAAAAGTACACGAATATGGGTTTCTCAATTTGAGTGGCACTCCCACCCACAGGATGTTAATGTACAACTTCCCAACCAAATCAGGACAATGCGGAGGCATACTCATGGCTACAGGTAAGGTGTTAGGAATCCATGTTGGTGGCAATGGGCACCAGGGCTTTGCTGCAACTCTTTTGAGATCATATTTCAGTGAAGAGCAAGGTGAGATTGAATGGATGGAGACCAACAAGGAGTCAGGTTATCCCATAATCAATGCACCAACCAAGACAAAACTAGAACCCAGCGTCTTTCATGATGTTTTTGAGGGAAAGAAGGAGCCTGCTGTGTTGAACCCCCGTGATCCCAGGTTGAGAGTTGATTTTGAAGAAGCTATCTTCTCCAAATATGTGGGTAATGTTAACACACATGTGGATGAATACATGCATGAAGCAATTGATCACTATGCAGGTCAACTCATGACATTGGATATTAGCACTGAACCTCTTTGTCTGGAAGATGCTGTGTATGGAACTGAAGGATTGGAAGCACTAGATCTAACAACTAGTGCAGGTTATCCTTATGTGACACTGGGTATAAAGAAGAGGGACATTCTTTCCAAAAAGACCAGAGACCTTACCAAATTAAGGGAATGCATGGATAAGTATGGACTCAACTTACCAATGGTCACCCATGTCAAAGATGAGCTGAGAAGTGTGGAGAAAGTGCAAGCTGGTAAATCCCGCTTGATTGAAGCTTCCAGTTTGAATGATTCAGTAGCCATGAGACAGACATTTGGAAACCTGTACAGAACCTTCCACCAAAATCCAGGCGTCATGACAGGTAGTGCAGTGGGATGCAACCCTGATACCTTCTGGAGCAAGATACCAGTGATGTTAGATGGTGAACTTTTCGCCTTTGACTACACAGGGTATGACGCTTCCCTCAGCCCGGTCTGGTTCGCAGCTCTAAAAATATTGCTGGAGAAAATTGGATACACCAACAATGAGACCAAGTACATTGATTATTTGTGTAACTCCTATCACCTTTACAAAAATAAACATTATTTTGTTAGAGGGGGCATGCCATCTGGTTGCTCAGGGACTTCCATCTTCAACAGTATGATCAACAACATTATAATAAGGACTTTACTCTTGAAGACATACAAGAACATTGACTTGGATAAATTCAGGATGATAGCATACGGTGATGATGTCATTGCAAGTTACCCGTATGCTATTGATGCAGGCCTACTTGCTAAGGCGGGAAAGGAGTATGGCCTGACGATGACACCAGCAGATAAGTCTGCCACCTTCAACAATGTGACGTGGGAAAACGTCACCTTCTTGAAGAGATTCTTCAGGGCTGACGAACAATTCAATTTTTTGGTTCATCCTGTCATGCCTATGAAGGAAATTCATGAGTCAATCAGATGGACTAAAGATGCTAAGAACACTCAAGAACATGTGAGATCGTTATGCGAATTGGCATGGCATAACGGTGAAGAGGCTTACAATGAATTTTTATCAAAAATAAGGAGTGTTCCAGTGGGTCGATGCCTTTTGCTTCCGGCTTATTCGACACTTAGACGGAAATGGCTTGACTCTTTCTAAATTATATACAATCAATTTAAATGATTAGGCTAATTGGCTAACCCTGTCACGTATCTGGACGTGACAAAACGTGACAGGGGTAAATTTAGCACATCCAGAGTGCTT